GGTTCGGCTGCCGACCGCGTCGTCTCCTCCCCCTCCGCCACTGTCGGCTCCATCGGCGTCTACATCGCCATCCCTGACTACTCCGCCGCCGCTGAGATGGCTGGAATTAAAATGGTCGTCATCAAGTCGGGCAAGTTCAAGGGCGCCGGCATCGAAGGCACCTCCCTTGACGAAGGCCAGATGGCCAACCTCCAGGAGAGCGTCGACACGATTCACTCCGAGTTCAAAGCCGCCGTCCTGATGAAGCGCAAGATGGTCAAGGCCGAAGCCATGGAAGGCCAGACCTTCTCCGGCAAGCAGGCCGCCGCCCAGGGACTGGTGACGGGTCTCGCTGACTCCTTCTCCGAAGCCCTGCGGTCCTTCTAAGTTTCCAACTCCCGCAAACTCAAGATGACCATCGAAGAACAACTGCTCGAAGCCTCGGCTGCCCTCTCGGGCCTCACCGCCGAACGCGATGACCTCCGTGCCACCGTCGAGAAGCTCACCGTCGGCGCCGCCGCGGAACTCGAAAGCCTGAAGGTCGAAGCCTCCGTCAAGGACGCCTCCATCGCCAGCCTCACCGAAGTCATCAAGACCATCGAAGCCGAAGCCGCCGCCCTCAAGGCCGCCGCTCTCGAAGCTGAAGCCGTCAAGGTCAGCGCCTCCAAAGAGGCCGCTAAGATTGCCGCGTCTGTCGGCGTCACCCCGGTTGCCCTTCCCCAGGGCGACGGCGCTCCTGCCGAGGCCGTCAACCACTACGTCGCTTTCATGGCCCTGCCTGTCGGGTCCAAGGAACGCAACGCCTACTTTGAGGCCCATCGCTCCGCGATCATCAAGGCCTCTTTCTAATTTCCCTCAATCCTACCTAATCAAACATCATGGCTAATTCCATCACCGCCGCCCCGTCAGTACTGTCGGCTGGCGTCCTCTCCGCTCTCCAGAACAAGCTCCCCGTCCTCTCGGGTATCTCGTCTGTCTTCTCGGCTCGTCCCGGCTCCACCGGCATGAGCATCCAGGTTCCCCTCATCGGAACCTCGACCGCTAGCACCTACGGTTCTGGTGGCTACCTCACCCAGGACGACGCGACGATCACCGCCGCGACCGTCTCCCTGACCCAGTACAAGATCTCCAGCCGCTTCACCCCTTCGAACCTGAAGGACTACGGCGCTGACTTCTTCGTCAACAACTTCGTCCAGACCGCCTCTATCGGTCTCGCCCAGAAGGTCATGGACGTCATCAACACTCAGGTCACTGCCGCTAACTACAGCGTCTCGGATACTGTTGGCGTGGACCTCTCCTACGACGAACTCGTGGGCGTGCAGAAGACCCTCGACGACGCCAAGGCCCCGAGCCCTCGCTACGCCGTGCTCAACAGCACCTACATCTCTGACCTCCGCAAGGACACCACGATCGTTGGCAACAACGTCCTCGGCGCGAACATCATCCGCGACGGCGACCTCGGTGTCATCGCCGGTGCCCGCATCTACCAGTTCGCCAACCTCTCGGCCAACAGCGAAAACCTCGCCGGCTGGGTCGCTGGTCCTGACGCCATCGCCTTCGCCTCCGCCCTCCCTGACTCCGAAGGCATCCCCGGCTTCGAAGTCTCGAACGCTGTCGACGCTGGCACGGGTCTCGGTGTGCAGGTGCTCGTCGGTATGGAGCAGTCTGGCTTCCTGAACGTCACGGCCACCCTGATGTTCGGTGCTGCTGTCGGTCGCGCCACCTCCCTCGTCCGCCTCAAGACCGCCTAATAGCGGCCAAGGCAACGAACTTAAAGGGCTCCGAAAGGGGCCCTTTTTTTGTGCCTAGTTCCCAAACGGGGCATTGATAGGATGAGCCTCTACGCTGACTTTCTCGCTGACGCTAAAGAGATGATCGCGGACTTCGGCGTGGCCGGAACCGCCAACTCTGGGGCCATCACCTTCCAGTGCCTTATCTCCGACCCCGCCGTCATGACCGTCCTCGAAGCAGGGGGGTACATGGAGCGGACCCAGTACTCGGTTAGGCTCCCTGCTGTAACGGCCTCCTGGAGCCTCCCAGACGGCTCTACGGGGTCATCGGCGGCCCTACTGTCGGCAGGCGTCCCCATCGCCAGCCTAGGCCAAGGGAAGAAGATTGTCGCTGGCGGGAAGACCGTCCGCATCACGACCCAGACCTACAAGCCCGGGTCGGCATGGATCACGCTCGTCGTCATCGACGATAACCAGTAACCCACGGTGGTCTCGGTAAGCATCAGTCCGAAGTCTCAGGCTGAGTTCATCGCGGCCCTCCGTCAGTTCGCGGCTAACACCGGGCAGACCATGCGGGACGCGGCGCTTGAACAAGCTGCGCTGGCCTGCCAAGACGCGGCAACCTTTACCCCTCCCCTACCCAAGGGCGGAGGCCGTGGCCTCTCCAAGGCCGCCCAGACCGCTGGCGACCAAGCCGTAGCTGGGGACATCTCCAAACTCTTTGTGGCCGCCAACGACCGTAACGCCAACTCGGCTGCGGCCCTCCTAGGCAACCAACTAGCCTACGCCACCAAGGCCAACGACATCGGCCTGTTTAACAAGATTATCGGCAAGGGCACGCTTCAGGCGCTGAAGGGTCTCCCGCCGATC